CCGCGGCCGGCCACCGAAAAACGGAGCCTCCGATCTCCACACCGGCTGATCACCGACCACCACCACCGTGCCAGGTGGGGAATTTTACTCCGGCGGAAATGGGGATTCTTCAGCCGGCATTGACACCTTGTAGAGCGCACTGCCGCCGATCGCGTAGAGCTCGCCGTCGAGCACGTCGATACCGCGCACCGGCCCCTTCGGAAGGGTCAGCCAAGGCTTCAGCCCCGGGCACCCGACAAGCCAGAAGGGGACCGTCGACCCTTCCGGCGCCTTCTGCGCCATCATGTTGACGACCCGCTGGACCGACACCAGATTCGAGCGTGCCGGAGCCGAGCCGAGTGGCGGAGAGAAGCGCACCATCAGCCGCGCCCGCTGCTCATCGTGGAACGGTCGGAACGTCCACCAGCACCACCTCCGCTGCGTGCGCCGGCGGTACCGCCCTGCCCTCTCCCTCCACCGTTCAACGACGCACCGAGCCTCATGCCTCGGATTGCAGCGCCGATCGGATCGGGATCGGAATCATACGTGCCCATGTCGAACGCATCCTTCGAATAGACGGGCCGCGAAGTGGTCGGAACGCTCACCGGCGCCGGTGCTACAGGGCCGACATGCGGCGTTCCGAACGGCGAGCCATACTTCGCAGCCGCGTCGCGCTTCTGCGCCTCACCCGGGGTGTAAGCGCCTGTCGTCTCCGACCCGATGCCAAGAAACCCGCCTCGAGATGACACGCCGGAAGGCGTCACGTCGACGCCCCGGAAGTCGCCTAGCTTGTCGCGCTCGCCGCCGCCGCTGTAGCTATTCAGGCCGAGCAACCCACCGAGCGTCTGGCCGAAGCCAAGACCCTCCTGCCCCCATGACGCCCGGGCACGGTTCGTGTAGCCGACATTGTTGGCGCGCATACCCAGCGACGCGAGGGTGCCGGCGATGCCAAGCGGGCCGGGCACCATGCTCAGAGCACGCGCGCCTATCCCAACCGGGCCGCTGGTGTCCACTTGGCTGCGGCCGAAAATCGAAAGCCCTGCCATTATATGTTCCAGAAAATCTTACGACCGACCGTGCCGATGCCGGTGTCGAACGTGGCATCGGGAACGGTTGTGAAAGCCATCTGAAGAGCTCGATAGCCGCCTTCGGCCTGTGCCATGACAGCCGGTGCAATCGTGAGGCCGTACTCCGGCGCCAGATCGACAGCCAGCAGGCATTTCAGGGCCTTGAGGTAGGCATCGTCGAGCGTCAGCTCGGTGTTCGAATCCACGTCGACCCACTGCAGATCAATACCGTCGATCTTCAGGGCAGCGGCCGTCTGATTCAGGGCCTCAATGCCGTCCGCCATGTCTTCCGCGGTCGGCTGCTCACCGGCAGCGACCACCGTCGCGAGCCGGAGAGCGCCGGTGACGATCTGATAGGCGGTAGTCATGCGGCGACGTCCTTCCGGGGACGGCCGGGACGGCGCTTCGTGCCGTCGTTCTCGACCTCTGCCACCATGTCGAAAGCCGCGGGTGTATCCGCCCAACCCTCTGGGATGTCGTCGGCGCTTTCGAAGATGCGGGCGTCGCCATCCGGCCCGTAGAACCATGCGGGGAAGCTGGTCATATCGACCTCCCGAAGTGAGAGGCCGCCCCGAAGGGCGGCCGTTAGGATCAGGCGGTGAGACGGCAGGCTAGACGCGGATCGAGCGTCTTGGTGCCGTAGAGGATGTCGATGCGGATCACGTCGGTGTCCGCGTCGATGTCGTAGTCCTTCACAACACGGGCCGAGAGGCCCTTGTACTGCTCACGGGCCTTGAACGCTGCGCCATCCGGCATCTCCAGCGGGACCATGACGAGAGCGAAGGCGTTCTTGTGAAACGTCAGGTTCTGGCCATAGCCGGTGGAAGCCGTGCCGCTCTTGAACGTCATAGCGGCATTGTCGGCCGGGGCCGCGGTGACCGTCTGATATGCACCCGACGTGATGATCGCGGGAGCAATCGTGATCGTCGCATTGCCCGAGCCGTCCGAATTCGCGTCCGCGACGACGACGAAATTCTGTAGCTGGCCGGTCGATTGCTTCGACATCGGGTTGACGGCGAACACGTTCGCAATGGTGAACACGTCGCCCTTCTTGACCACGCCAGTGATGCTGTTTGACCAACCGTCCGTTACCAGTGACTGGGTCATGGTCGACTTGACGTTGGCATAGGTCACGGCCTGGGAACCGCCGTTCACCAGCGGGGTGCCACCACGGGCGCCATTGGTGTGGACCTTGACGTTCTGGTCCATGTAGTTATCGAAGCCGGCGTAGCGGCCGATCTTCGCTTCCTCGAACGCGCCGCGCGCCTTGTCCTGGACGAATACGCCCTTGAGGCCATCCGCCAGCTTCCATGCGGTCGCGGGGTTGTGCACCGCGTTCCGCTTATCCTTCGGCACGGCCATCTCGTCGAGCAACTGGCCGGCGCCACCGAGTTCCGCGAAGGTGCTCGGGACGGTGCCGGGAGTGCCGACGAAGTTGTAGACGTCGGAATAGAGACCACAGAGATCGCTATCGACCTGGTTGCCCAGAGCGATCATCGCGGGATTAATGTAGCGCTCTGAATACTCCTCGATCGAGAGAGTCAGATCCTGAGTGCTGAAGCCCCACGAGACGTGCTTGCGGCTGTTGATGACGATCGAGGTGTTGCCCTCGGTAACGTCCTGATTGACGCGGGAGGCACCATCTGACGCCTGAAACTGCACAGGCCGGCGGATGGTCACGGTATCGCCGACCTTGGCGAATTCCTTCTTGTAATCGCGATGGACGAGATTGCCCATCACGAGGTTGTTTTCGAGCTGAATCAGCGCCTCTTTGGCGATGACGCTCGGGGTGAGAATCGAATTGGGCACGGGAATGGCTCCATCTAAGGGAAGGCCGGCGCCTCACGGCGCTGGTGTTTCGGGGTGGGTTATGACGCCTTCCGGCGCCACGCGGCGTACTCGGCCATCGACATCGCGTTAGGGTCGCGGGCAGCCTTGTCACCCGCACCCACCGGCTTGATCGGCGGCGGGGTTTTGGTCGGCTGTTTGACCGGCGGTGCCTGTAGTTTGGCTTCGATACGCCCGAGCTCACGAATGGCTGCGAGTGGCGAGAGAGTCGCGAGCTTCTTGCGCGCCTCGGTGTTTTTGGCCAGGTGATAGGCCAGCTCGCCCGCGATCTCTGAATCCGCAATCGCTCTCAGAACGTCATCCGACATGATGACGTCGTTCGATGCAGCCAGAACGTCGTCGAAGTCGTCGTGCTTCGCGCGTGCGCTGTCCATCCTGGTCGTAAGAGCCTGCTGGGCTTCCAGAGCCCGATGCCGCTCCTGCGCTTCGGCCTGGCGTCGATGATTCGCGACGATCTCCTGCCGCACCTCATGCTTCGCCCGAGCGACCACATACGCCTCGTAGTCGCCGCCGAAATCCACCAACCGCGGTGCGGCGCCCTCATCGTGCTGCGGACCGGGCTGGTGCGGCGGCTGACTGGGGTGCGCTCCCATCGCCATCGACCGCCAGTGGTCGCGCTCACGCTTGGCGTCCTCGCGCTGTCGTGTCAGCTCATCAATGCGCTTCTGGACGCCCTTGGCCTTCTTCGGCCCAGCATCCGCGGCGGCATCATCGCCGGAGTCTTCCTCTTCGATGGAGGCGGCTGCTTCCCCCGTGTCATCAGCCTCTGCGGCATCGTCGTTTGCCGGAATGGGTTCATCGGGAAGCCGATCGTCTTCGACAATGTCGATCTCGACCGGCGAAATCGCTTCGCTGGTGGTCATGCGTCTCTCCAGACGGATTTAAAAGCCCGGCGACGGCCCGCCGGTCGGCATACCGGGCATCGGACCCGGGATCGGTTGCGGCGCCGGCTGCAGGAATTGCGCCAGCGTCTGCACCACCATCTGTTGGACGAGCTGCTGTAGCTGTCCAGTCTGGGCGGCGAGTTCTAATTGTTTCTGCGCGTTGTCGAGCTGCTTACCCTGCGTCTCGACACGGGTTTTCTCGACATCGGCCTGTGCCCTGGCGGCATCGGCCGCGACACGTGGATCCGGCTGTTGAGGCGGAGCATCGGGATCGACGCCCGGCGGCAAGATGCGCTTCAGCCGCTCGGCGATCTGCTCAGAGCCCGGCCAGTCCTGGTTCTTGGCGATCAAGTCGGCGATGACCGCACCCGCCGCCGGCACAGCCTGCACGAAGGCCATGAGGCTGTCGGAGGCCTCGAGGCGCTTCGTGGCATAGCTCGGCCCCACCATCACGGCGACGTCGTATTTTCCGACACGAACGTCGTTGAGGACCGACCCGTCAGGCTGCATCGCGTTGATCGCGACGAATTCCTCCGTGTCGTCCTCACCGAGCATCCGCACGATGCGCGCCGTGTCGTAAACTTTCGGGATGAGGTCGACCAGGATCACGCCCGTGTGGCGGATCGATCGGGCCAGGTTGTCCGAATAGATCAGCGCTCCGACGTCGCTTTCCTGCTGCCGCGCCATGATGGCACGACCGCTAGTTTCGTTCGATTTCGCACCCAGGGCGGCGTCGTAGATGCCGGTGGTGGCCTTCATGTCGTCGTTCGCGACATTGGCCTCCGTCAGTAGCGCTGCTGGGATTGGGGCCGGCGCGACGCGGCTGGGGGCTACACCAGGGGCCTTCGGGTCGGGGTTGTAGACCAGATACGGCAGGTTGCGGACGTTCGCCTCCTGCCACAGAGCCTCCTGCCCCTTAATCTGCTCTTTCGTGACCAGCCACGGCGCCTTCGGAGCCAGCGCAATCGTCTCGGCCGCCGTGGTGCGCCAATAATTGTAGAGCTGCTGAGGATCGCGAGCGAAACGCACGACGCCATGCCGGACGATGCGTTCGCCGATGTGCACCTGTTCGCCGATCACCGGGACGATAGGAATCCAGCGGCCGATCCACTCGACCTCGGGCTCGAGCTCTTCGCAGCCCGACACCATGTGCCGGACTACCTTGAAACTCTCGACCTCACGGGTCTCCACGATATCGTATGGCTGCCCGAGGCCGTCGTTCTCACCGCCGGACAGGTCGACCACTTCGCCGTTCCGCAGCAGGGCCAGCGTCCGGTTGTAGGGCTTTTTGCACCAGTACTCGGCGATCCGGATGTCATCGCCCGAAAACCAATTGTCACCCTCCGTGCCGTCCTCGCCGTCCCATCCCGTGGTGCGCGCCTCCGGCCACCGCTTCTGGAATTCGACCAACGGAATGCGATCGATGACGAAGCACCAGCCGGCATCCTCCCGAGTGACCCGGATGCTCTGCGGATCCCAGACAACGGCGAACGGATTGACGATCGGCTGAATGACGATGTCCTGATCGAACACGTCATCGCCGGCATATTGCGTCAGGATGCGCCAGTGGCCCATGCCGCAGCGGGCAGATGTCTCAGCACCGCCGATATAGGATTCCTGAGCATCGCTCTGCTGCTCGATCGAACGGATCAGGCCGGTGAAGATCTTGGCGATCGCCGGATCACCGCGGTCGTCTACCGGGCGGACCTTGATGCTCGGACGGTTCTGGCGCATGTCGCCGGTCACCTGGCGCACGAACTGCGGCATCCGGTTGATCGTCAGGACCGGACGCCCCTCGCTCTCGCGCTCCTGCCGAACGCTGTCGGGCCACTGCTCGCCAGCGACGAACTTCAGATCGACCAGGGCTTCCTTGCGGTTGTCGCGGTCGTGATCGAGCGCACGATCCCAACGCTCACGCATCTCGCGGATCAGATCGGTCGCGCCGTCAACGGCCTTGGTGTCGTAAGCCATCAGGCGACCTCACAAATAATCATGCGCTCAGCCACCCAGAGACGCGGCCTCGACCGCGGCGCCAGAAAGATGCAGTCTCGGAAGACGGGGCGGTGCAGGCGTGGCGTTTCATCATCAGGGCGTACCGGGAGGCGGCCATCAGGTCGTCGCCCTGCTTTACGATCCGGCCGTCCTTGCGGTGATAGAGCCGGAACTCCTCGAACCAATCCGTCAGGTGCCGGAAGACCTTCCACCGCCCGGATTGCATTCGAGTCAGCATGTCGGCGATGCCGGCCTCGACGCCGTTGGTTCCGTCGTCGAACGTCGCGCGCTCCGGCAGCATGCTCAGCCCCTGAGCGCGGTAGAGCTCGGCAAGCTGGTCGCCTGAACCCTTGTCGTGCTGCAGACCGTCATGTGGCCATGCCCAGGGCAACCAATCCCCCCAGGGCCGGATCGCGGCGGCGTGGATGGGCGGGGTCTCCTGCTTCGACCGATAGGTGGACGTGACGTACAGGATGTCCGCATCGCGATCCCAGGCCAGTTTGATCGCCGCGAAGGGATGGTCCCACCCGAAGTCGAGTCCACCGATCTGCGCCCAGTGAGACGGGATTTCGAATGCATCGACCGTGATCTGCTCTTCAGCAATGGGGAAGATGCGGCCGGAGCCCAAGGTCGGCACGCCGCGAGCACGGGCCTCACGTTCATGCGCCGGGAAGGATGCGATGATGCGCTCGCGCTCCTCCGCTGGGATGTGGAGAGCATCGTCGATGGTCATGTTCGTGTCGTGCTGATCCGCGGTTGGTGCCACGAGGAATGACTGCACCACCTGTGACATGCCCAGCAGTGGAGTGAATGTCAGGTAGGCGATGCCTCTAGTCGCGATGGTCCGCGCCAGGCCCTCTGCGTAGATATCCGGGGGTGGTTCTTCGTCGAACCACACGACATCGACGGGCGGACCCTGCCACTTTTGCCGGCCCTGCTCGTAGTACTTGAACCTGAGCGTCGACAGGCCGCCAGAGACATGCTGAACCTTCACATAATCCAGCAGATCGGCAACGCCCCGCGCTGGAGCCGTTTCCACGATCGTGCGAAGAGGAATGCTGCCGGTGCCGACCTCACCGACTGGTCCGATCAGGACCCGCTGTGGGTTGTCTCGAGTGGTCTCACCGGTGACGCCGCTGGCCCACATGGTGATGGGCTGATCGAACCGGCGCCCCTCCCACCAGTCCGGATACTCACCTGTCAGGTGGTAGGCGCCCTCACAGCCGCCGGCGAAGGTCTTGCCATTCTGATTGCCGGCCCGAAGGAGACGTTCACGGTGGTCCGCCCCTGCGGCATGAAACGCACACTGCTTTGCATACGGCCTATAATCGGCGAGCCGGTTATTCGACCGACGTCTCTCGCGCTCCGTCTCGAGCGCTTTGAGTAATTGCAAGTCGAGCTCGGAGCTCGACGATCGCTGCGTCAAGCTCCTCCTCCCCCAACTCTTCGACCGCTCTGCGGTGAGTCATCTCAACGGCCTGAGCCGGCTTGCCGAAACCGCGGTTCAGTATTTCCTGAGCAGCCGCCAGTACTACGCGTTCATCGGAGCTGTCGAGCATCGCCACGATGCGTTCGAATGCTGTCGTGCTGTTGGCTCTGGCGAGTTCAGTGAGTTCCTTAATGCCCTTCGGTCGGCCGCCAGGATTGCCCGACTGGCCCTTTACAAACTTGCTCATGAAAATCGTCCCGCCACAAAAAGCAAAACCCGCCGAGCGGGTGCCAGGCGGGCGTAATTATCGAACCTACATTAATGACATATGCCTAGATTTTTTGGCCTGTCAAGCGGCTGTATGCTCCAGGGCCTTCAGAAGTCGATGGACTGAAGTGCTGTGCCAGCGACCGTCGCGTGGAGTTCTATATCCGCGAGCGTTTAATTCTTCGGCCATTGCCCTGACGGTCGTGATGCCGTCCACCTTGAGGCCGTCGATCACCGGCCGAAGCCGCTCAGAGCGCTCCAGGGCTGCCGTATGGGCCGCTTCCGCGGCTCGCTGTGGGTTCGGCCCTCCAGCCCGAGCCAGGCCCTCCCGCAGCGCCCTGGCGCCGTTGGGATTGCCGAGCTTCACTCCTCTCGCCTTCGCCGCTGCCAGCGCCTCCTTGGTTCGCCGGCTGATGGCCTCGCGTTCAGCCTGAGCGACCACGGCCATGATGCCGACTGTCAGGTTGTTCATCTCCGGCATGTCGGCCGCGAGGAAGGGAACGTCGCCCTTCTGAAGCGTCAACAGGAAGGCCGCATCGCGGGAAAGCCGATCAAGCTTGGCGATGATGAGCGTTGCCCCGGTGAGGCGGCAGTGATCAAGGGCCTGGCGCAATGCGATACGATCGTCGCGCTTGCCTGTTTCGACCTCCTGGTAATCGGCGAGGAGCCGCGCCCCCTTCCCCAGACCTTGAAGGTAGCGATCAACGGCCTCTTTCTGAGCCTCGAGGCCCAATCCGCTGCGGCCTTGCTTAGCCGTCGACACTCGAAAGTAAGCAATAAAATTTCTGATCATGACGATATCCACAATCCCATGTAACGAGCGTTACTATGGATTGTGAACGATCGTCTGTCAAGGCGAGACGCGAGTTGAAGGGGCGAAACGGCTGTGAACGCGAGGGAGGGCCGCGTAGCGGCGCGGCGCTCAGGACGGAGCGGACGCGCGGGGAGAGCGTCGAAGGACGTCAGTGTCGTTCCCTCACGTCGGAAACTGGCACCACTGGGCGGCGATCATTTGGGCGGCTCAGCAATGTTGATCTGAGGTCAGTCGCCTCTTGCGCTAAGCTCGCACCTAAGCGTACATTTTATTCCTATTTTAAGGAGAATTAACATGGACAATGGAATGTACGTAGTTCGCTTCGGTACACCGGTGGGATCCGGCTCCGGCGTCGTAATACTCCAAGATGGCACGGCTCGCGGCGGCGATTCAATGATGTACTATTCAGGCACATATACGGTAAATGGAAGCCATTTTGCGGCCTCGATGACCGCGATAACTCATAGCCGTCAGCCGGGCATGACATCCGTGTTTGGTCAGGACAACGTGTCCATAGTTTTGAATGGGACTTTCTCCGGAGGTACAGCATCGCTGCAAGGCACATCACCTCAGGCCCCAGGCGTAAAATTCACCGCAACGATGCAGAAATTGTCCACGTAGGTAACTGCCACGTAGCCACGAACAGGTTCAAAGAAGCGGCGCGCCGGGCCATCCTTGCGCGCCGCCATTCATGAGATCGGAGACGATCGTGCCGACATCGGAAGCACCAGATTTTCCGCCACCGCTTGCCGGGATCATCGAAAAACTGGACGACTACAAGA